ATAAAATTTTGTAAACAACAAGAATTAAAAAAAGCTATTAGAAAAGTAGAAACCATATTAGAAAAAGGTGACTTTGAGAGTTACGATTTGTGTGAAGAGTATATAAGAGAAGCTATTAGTATTGGTGAGGGTGATGAAGGAACGGTGGAGGTATTCCACAATTTAGAAGATGTTTTAAAAGAAGACTACAGACACCCAATCCCTACTGGCATAGACGGTATCGACAATTTATTAAATGGTGGTCTAGCAAAGGGTGAGTTAGGTGTTATTCTAGCACCTACTGGGGTTGGTAAAACTACTATACTAACAAGATTCGCTAATACAGCTTTTAATATGGGATATAACGTTCTACAAATATTTTTTGAAGATAACCCTAAAATAATACAAAGAAAGCATTTTACTTGTTGGACGGGGATAGAACCTCAAAAACTAAGTGAAAATAAAGAAATAGTACTTTCTAAGGCTGATGAGATGAAAAAAAATGGTGGTAAGTTAATATTGAAAAAATTGGCTTCGGATGAGTTTACTATCGCTCAAATTAAAAACCAAATCAGAAAAATAACAGCGGAAGGTATTACTTTAGATATTGTGGTTCTAGACTATATAGATTGTGTCATACCAGATAGGAGTTATAATGATGAATGGAAAGGTGAAGGTTCTGTTATGAGGAAATTTGAAGGTATGTGTCATGAATTAAATTTAGTTGGTTGGACCGCAGCACAAGGTAATAGGTCGTCAATCTCCTCTGAAGTGGTAACAACAGACCAAATGGGTGGGTCAATTAAAAAAGCTCAAGTAGGACATGTCATAATTTCAGTGGCAAAAACACTACAACAAAAAGAATTAGGGTTAGCTACAATTGCTATTACCAAATCTAGACTGGGTCAGGACGGTATTATATTTGAAAACTGTACATTTAATAACGCTACCCTAGAAATAGACACCCAATCAACACAAACCTTCTTAGGTTTCGAAGAAGACAAAACACAAAGAAACCGAAAAAGAGTAATGGATGCTCTGGAAAGAAGAGAAAAAGTATTAAATAAATAAAATAAAAATAAAAAATATGGAAATTTCAAACAAAATTTTATCGGACATAACTGTTCATATGAAATATGCAAAATACACACCGGAGTTAGAAAGAAGAGAAACTTGGGATGAATTAGTTATACGAAACAAAGCCATGCATATAAAAAAATACCCAGAACTAGAGGACGAAATACAAGAAAAATACAAACTAGTTCACGATAAGAAGGTACTACCATCAATGAGGTCAATGCAATTTGGAGGAAAACCAATTGAGATATCCCCAAATAGGATTTATAATTGTGCGTACCTACCATTAGACCATATAGACTCATTTAGTGAAACAATGTTTTTACTATTAGGGGGAACAGGTGTTGGGTACTCAGTACAAAAACACCATGTAGCTAAACTGCCTGTTATTTCACACCCGTACCCGAAACGAAAACGAAGATTTTTAATTGGTGACTCAATTGAAGGTTGGGCTGACGCGATTAAGGTATTGATGAAGTCATATATGAATGGTGGTGGGTCTAGAGTAGAATTTGATTTTACAGACATTAGAGCTAAAGGAGCGAGATTAGTAACATCAGGGGGAAAAGCACCAGGACCTCAACCACTTAAAGAATGCTTAGTTAAGATAGAAGGTATACTATTAGAAAAAGAAAATGGTGAACAATTAACCACATTAGAGGTACATGATATTATCTGTTATATAGCTGATGCTGTATTAGCTGGTGGTATTAGAAGAGCAGCTTTAATTAGTTTATTTAGTGCTGATGACGATTCTATGATATCTTGTAAATCAGGTAACTGGTGGGAATTAAACCCACAAAGAGGTAGAGCAAACAACTCAGCTTGTTTAATGCGACATAAAATTACAAAAGAATTCTTTTTAGATTTATGGAAAAGAGTAGAACTATCTGGAGCAGGAGAACCTGGAATATACCTTAACAACGATAAAGACTGGGGAACTAATCCTTGTTGCGAGATAGCACTTCGCCCATATCAGTTCTGTAATCTGTGTGAAGTTAACGTTTCAAATATCGAATCACAAGAAGACTTAAATGAACGGGTAAAAGTCGCAGCATTTATTGGTACACTCCAAGCAGGATATACAGCATTTCATTATTTAAGAGAAGTTTGGCAAGAGACCACAGAGAAAGATGCTTTAATTGGGGTGTCAATGACGGGGATTGGTTCTGGTAAAGTTTTTGATTATGATATGAAAAAAGCTGCTAGCCTAGTTAAAAGAGAAAATACTAGAGTTTCTAAATTACTAGGTATTAACCAAGCAGCTAGAACAACAACTGTTAAACCAGCAGGAACAACTTCTTTAACATTAGGAACATCATCAGGAATACATGCATGGCATAATGATTATTATGTTAGAAGGGTTAGGGTTGGTAAAAATGAGTCAATTTATGTTTATCTAAATATTAACCACCCAGAATTACTAGAGGACGATTACTTTAGACCTCATGATACAGCTGTGATTAGTATACCACAAAAAGCACCTTCAGGTTCAATACTAAGGACCGAATCACCTTTTGACCTATTAGAAAGAGTTAAGAAGGTTGCTACAGAATGGGTACGTTCCGGACATAGAAAAGGGTCTAATAGTCACAATGTTTCAGCGACAATAAGTTTGAAAGATAATGAATGGGATGCGGCTGGTGAATGGATGTGGGAAAATAGAAATTACTATAATGGACTATCTGTGTTACCGTATGATGGAGGTTCGTACATCCAAGCTCCTTTTGAGGATATTACGAGGGAACGATATGACTCATTGATGAAACTATTAACAGACATTGATTTAACTAAAGTTATAGAATTAGACGATAATACTGATTTATCTGGGGAATTAGCTTGTTCTGGGGGTAGTTGTGAGATTGATGTCGACTTAAAATCTTTAAAAGAAACCGAAAAAGAAATTCAGTTAAGTGAAACACAAATCACAACATAAAGAACCCACCACACCAAAAACCAAAGATGTTTATTGGGAAAATGGGAAAATGGTTTTAACAGAAGAACACCACATAAAAAGAGGTAGTTGTTGTGGGAATGGGTGTAAACATTGTCCTTTTTGGCCACCACACCTTAAGTTAAATAAAGAACTTAGAGGTAATATTTATAATAATAATGAAAGACCTAATTAAAAAAGTATTAAGAGAAGAGTCGTATTGGCAACCCGAAGACGATAGGAAATGGGAATTGTTGGATAAAGATGTGAAATATGTTGTTGAAAGACTTATTGAACGTCATAAATCTAATTGGGGGGGAGACCAATACGCGGTAATATCAGCCATAGAGGAAATTATAAATGGTATGTTTCAAAGGGTCGGAAGATAATTTAAATTATAGTATTTATTTAATATGACAATAGCTAGAGAAAGATATGGTATAGCTTTTCCATTCCAAGACAGTGATAGTGGTTTTTTTTTAAAAACAACAACCACAGTCGCGGAAGAGACTAAAGCTGATTTAGTACACCTTATATTAACAAGAAAGGGGTCTAGATATTTTTTACCAGATTTTGGTACAAGATTATATGAATATATTTTTGAACCATTAGATAGTACCACATTCCAGGCTATAGATTCTGAACTCAGAGACGTAATCCAAAAGTATATACCTAATATTATTGTTAATGAGATAAAATTACAAAACTTGGAAGACGCTAGAGAAGAAGAGAAAAAAAATAATTCATCCAACCACCCATCCCTAATGTCTAATGATAGTGATATCGACACAGACTTAGATGATAGGATATATAGGGTAGCTGGTGATGGTACTGAGGAATATACTACTAAAATTTTTATAGATTATAGTATAAAAGATGATGTCTTCGGTACAAGAGATTTTATAATTATAAATTTATAATATGGCAGAGAAAAAAATAGCTTACACAGAAAGAGATTTCTTAGGTTTAAGAAACGAGTTACTTAGATTAACAAATATATATTACCCAGACTTAATTAAAAATTCTAACGACGCTTCTATATTTTCAGTGTTTTTAGATTTAAACGCCGCGGTAGCTGATAATTTACATTTTAGTATTGATAGGTCATTACAAGAAACTGTTTTAGATTACGCACAAGAAAGAAGTTCTATTTTTAATATAGCTAGAACATACGGACTTAAAATACCGGGAAATAGACCATCATTAACACTTTGTGACTTCTCAATAGTAGTACCAGCAAGAGGGGATAAAGAAGATAGTCGATATTTAGGGTTTTTAAGACGAGGTGCTCAAGTAAGAGGGGGTGGTCAGATATTTGAATTAGTTAACGACTGTGACTTCTCAACACAATATAACGTAGAAGGAGCTGTTAACAGAACAAAAGTACCAAACTATAACGCTAATGGTATAATTCAAAATTACACTATCACTAAAAGAGAGGTGGTTGTAAATGGGGTGACTAAAGTTTTTAAAAAGGAAATTACTGATATGGACAGTAAACCATTTTTAAAATTATTTTTACCAGAAAGAAATGTGTTAGGTGTCACTTCAATTATACAAAAAGAAGGGTTGGGGTATACTAACTTACCATCTGGGTTAGAGTTTATTACTGCTAGAGAAAATAAATGGTATGAAATGCAAGCTTTAGCAGAATCAGAAATATTTGAGATAGACCCAGCAACCCCAGCGGATGAACCAGGTTTAAAAATTGGTAAATATATAAGAACGGATAATAAGTTTATAACAGAATTTACACCTGAAGGGTTCTTTTTTCTAACTTTTGGTAGTGGGAATAATAATTCACAGAGTCTATTAGACGAATTTTCCAAATACGGAGTAAAACTAAATTTAAACAAGTTTATTAATAACATATCTTTGGGTATAATCCCTAAAGCAAATAGTACTTTATTTATACAATATAGAGTTGGTGGTGGTAAAGCTTCAAACCTAGGGGCTGGAGCGATAAATTCTTTAGGTCTTATAGATTTTGTTGTTTCGGGCCCAGTTTCATTAATTAATAATGGTGTTTCTAATAGTTTACAAGTTACTAATGTAACGTCTGCTTTGGGTGGTGATGACCAAATGTCGACGGAAGAGGTTAGAAATTATGTTACTTTTAATTTCGCAGCACAGAATAGAGCTGTTACTATAAACGATTATATCGCTAGAATAAGAACTATGCCAGCCCATTTCGGTGCTGCCGCGAAAGTTGGTGTTACAGAAATAGAAAATAAAGTAAAAATTAGCTTACTATCCTACTCACCTGAAGGGGCACTAACGTCAAATGTTAGTTCCACTTTAAAAAATAACGTTTCTGAATATCTATCTAACTATAGGATGTTAAATGATTATATAGAAATTTCTTCAGCTAAAGTAATTGATTTGAGTTTAGACTTGGATGTGGTAATAACCACAGATGTTAATCAAGGGCAGGTTGTTTCTAACATTATTGAGTCAACAAAAAACTTTTTCGATATAGATTCTCACGAATTAGGTGAGACAATTAGTCTTAGTAATTTATATGCTAAAATATCTGAACAACCTGGGGTACTAAACGTTATAGATATTAGAATTTATAATGAAGTTGGTGGGACATACTCTAATTCCATAACATCACAACCAATAGTATCCGGTTCCACCATCAGCTCCACCTACCAAATAGGTGTGGTTGACCAAACACTATTTTTCCAACCAGACGAAATGCCACAAATAAGATATCCAGACATTGATGTCCGGGTTAGGGTTAAACAAATTAATAGGCCAAACTTTTCATAATTATTTACATAATTTAATCCTAATACTATTCTTAGTTTTGCAATAACAACTATTTATGATATAAAGACACGCAATGCTAAAAAGTTTAAGAGTTAGAACCGAGATAGGTGTAGATAAAGAGATTACTCTAGATTTGAATCAAGATTTTGATTTATTAGAGATTTTAAGTTTAAGGCTGCACCAGACAGATGTTTACCCAAAAGACTGTTCGGATTACGGTGTTGTGTGTGGTAGAGTTTTAGTTAATGGTGGTTTTGGGTTGCCTAACGCTAAAATATCTGTATTTGTACCATTAGATGATAAAGATGGTGAAAATCCGGTAATAAGTGCTTTATACCCTTATAAAACACAAAACTATAGAAATGAGGAAGGATATAGGTATAACCTACTATCAAGTGTCCCCAACTATAAAGGACACCAACATACAGGTAGTTTCCCAGCGATAGACGACGCTCTACTTAACCAAGAAGTTTCATACGTATACGACAAATACTACAAGTATACCGCTAAAACAAACGATAGTGGTGACTTTATGATTTATGGTGTACCTTTGGGGGAACATACTTTAGTTATGAATTTGGATTTATCAGATATCGGTTGTTTTTCTATGGTTCCAGAAGATTTTAAAATACAAGGTGAACCAGATTCTTCTTTTAATGGTGCAGAATTTAATACAGATTCAAATCTAGACGCTTTACCACAAATAGTTATGTTATCTAAATCCGTAGATATAAAACCTTTATGGGGGGATGTAGAATCTGGGTGTGGGGCGACCATAACCAGAACAGATTTTGATTTAAGGGAGTCTGGTAGTGTTGAAATAAAACCTACAGCTGTATTTATGGGTTCGTTAGTTACAGACACAGAAAGGTCTTCAGTTAATAAAAACTGTAAACCAAAAAGAGACATGGGTGAACTATGTAATCTATCCCCAGCACAAGGGAGTTTGGAGTCTATAAGGTACACACCATATTTTAAAGAGGATGTTAGACCTTCAGGTTATACAAACATGCCTAGTCAAACAGAACTAGTACCAGTATTAGAGCGATATGATATTAATGGTGGGTATACAATAGATGAAAACGGTGCGTTTTTAGTTAACGTACCTATGAATTTAGAGTTTGTAATAACAAATGAATTTGGTGAACAAGAAATATCTAAAAAACCAGGAGTAGGGATACCAACAAAAGGAAAGTATAGGTTTAGGATAAAACCACTAGAAACAACAGGTAGTGCAAGACAAAGAAAAAGAGGTGCTTTTTTAGTTCCACAAATTAAAGAACACGCAATATTTGGTGTAGATTTTGCTAATACTTTCCCATATAACATATTAGGTATAACACCAGGACAAACTACCATTACTGACGAAAAAACTTATGCTTTTTCTGTTAATTATTATGATTATGCAGAAGCTGCGGTGGATAGTGGGGATATATTATCTTGTAACGATGTTTTTTACGAATTTAATTACTCTAAAGTGTATACGTTGACATCATTTCACAATCACTGGAAACATAGGGCTAAAGATGGGTTTATAGGTATAAAAGAGATATCCCCTAGACAAGAAGAAAGTTGTGCTGGACAAGCAGCACCATTCCCAATAAACTCAGCTAATAAAAATGTTAATTTCGCGATTGTTATGAATCAATTTGTTACAAGAATGTTACAAGGATTGTATACAATGTTATATTTTGTTATGGTTCTAGTATGTACCATAGTTGCTATTATTATGATTATAGTTGATGTTATTTATGGTATAATAATGGTTATTATATGCGTTCTTTGCAATGTCATTTATGTCTGGAGTAGACGAAAAAGGAAAAGCAAATGTAATTGTGGAACTTGCCCATGTAAACAAATAGGTGGTTTGGGCATTTCCTGTAATGATATATTTGGTTGTTTATTTTTAAGATTAACAAAATACCCAGAATGTGATAAATGTGGTTGTTTTAGTTCAGCAAAAAGTGGTTCAGCCAACCAAGATTGTTGTGGTGGTTTATCGGGTTGTGATGATGAAGGTAATGACGACAATGATTTTTTAGAATGTAACTCACCAACTAACACTGATAAAGCACTAAAATCTGGTTGTTATAGTATAGATTGGGATAATATTTTTAGTGCTATAAGTAGTATATTTAGTTCTGAGCCTACAAAAATTGCGATGATTATAGATTGGAGAAAAAGAGAAAACTTATTTAGGTCTATGTGTGATGGTTTAATGAATTATTTTTGGTCGAATAATTATGTCGGAGGGGTGTTATACGCTTTCCAATTCAGAGCTAAAATTAGACCTAGTCAGATAGAAGGTAAATATAGGTCACAACATTGTGAGGAAGTTGTGTTTTTCCACACAAAGGACCAACAATATTATTATAGGTGTACCCCCTATGAATATGATTACGCTACCGGTCTTGGGACATTTAGAGGTAGTACTTTCCTTGATGTTAGTAGACCCCCGTTAGTATCTTTTCTACTGGGAGGTCCAATAGGGTTATTAGCTAACGTGGCCAATGGTGCGGAAAAAGCCGCTGGAGCGAATACAAGAAATTTACATTGGCCAACAACAATAATGGATTTGGGACCTGTAAAAACTAACATAGGGGAAGTATGTACCAATGAGGGTGGTGCTAGTGAAAGTTGTTCTGTAGCACCAAGTATCGCAACGACTACATTTAACAGTGCTGGAGATTTTTTATTTGATTCTATAAATGAAATAGTAAATTTTAATTCTGGATTTTTTGATTCTATAAGTTTAAGAACACCATTTAAGAGAAATGAATCAGCATCTGAAGCTGGTAGAAGAAGAGAACTTAACGGAGGTATGGCCTCAATACTTTCACAATTTAATGAAATAGGTGTTGTGGAATATGAAACACCGGATACAGCAGAAGTAAAATATTTTGCTTCGCTCTGTAATGTACCAGATTGTAATCCAGCTACAACATACACAGCTGAAAATATGGGTTGGGATTATGCACCCGCGGGTGGGAACACACACCCTGGGGGTGGTGGAGCTACAATGTGGGACACTAGTTGGCCGAGTGACGCTATTATCCAACCAGGTCAAGCCCAATTCCAAAATGGTTGGCAATTTGCTGGACAATCAACTTGGATAGGTAGGTCTGTAAGTGTACCAGGAGGTGATGATAGTGTTGAGTTGGTGCCACGATTAGCCAGTGGTGATACAATAAACCCTTCAGCTGAACATTTTAGACAATGTATAGTTGAGGTTAATAATAATACATCCCAGATAGTACCATTCTTTCCTTGGGATAAAAACGGACCTGGTTTAGGTTCAAATCAAACGGAGTATGGTGACTTCGCGACATCTGAAAACGAAATAGCTTTTGGTAATATACAAGATATATTTACTTGGCAGACACAAGGGGGTTCACCATTACCAACAACACCAATAACAGTAAATCAAACCTCGCCTATATTGTCTTTAGGCATGGGGTATCATTATTATTTTGGTTTAATACCTGGAGCAACTTCTTACGACACTTTCGTTAGGAAATATGTCCCATTAGTTAAAGAACAAACAGACGACTACGTAGTTTTATAATATGAGATATCCAGAAAATTTACACATAGTTAGAGGCTCCCAAAAATATATTGGAGCTCAAGATAAAAACTTAAGAGTTCCTTATACTTTAGAATCTACCACTAGAACTTTAATTGAGGGTGAAAGAAATTTAGTACTAAACTTAGCAGACCAATATGTGAGAGAAAGAGAAGAAAGTTATTTATACAGGTTATATGGTAAGATAAATGTTTTATACGATAATATTATTTCTGGTTGTAGTTATGACCCACTATTTGTTTCTAACCATCTATATTACGACCCTATAGTACCATCAGCGTCTACAGTAGCATGTGGATACCCATCCAGTCAATTCTTCGATTTTATACCAACAACAGGACTAACCTCAGCACATAACTTCCAAGAAGTAAATGCAAAAAAAAATAATTGGGTAATATCCCAATCCTACATAAATGGTTCTATAAAAGACCAACCATTTGAATATACTATTTCTACAAAAGACGACCTTGGTGTGGTAAGTTACTCCGGAATAACATACGAATCAGGTGACGGAATACCGTTTTTTGTTGAAAACGTTAAAGTACAAGGTAAAAGTGCGGTTAAATTTACCAGCCCTGTAAATCATGGTTTAAATGAAGGTGAGTATGTTGTTCTACAAACAGGTGGTGCTATATCACCAATGGGTGGTGTTAATTTAGTAACTAGTTTAAACGGTAAAACTACCTTAGCTGTTTTTTCATTAGGTGATGAAACGTTAGGTAGTGAAGATAAAGTATTTACGGTATTACTACAAGACTCTACACTAACAATCACCGATAGTGATTTTGGAGTTTTTAAAAGACTTATAGACCCAGATAATGTTAGTGAAACACTATCAGACTACTATATCCACTCACATAGAATCATAACAAAACCAACTGATGATGTTTTAGATAGAGCTGGTTTTGAATTTGGTATTTTTTCTAAAAAAGAAAAAAACTTTAGAGACGAAAATGCACCAACCCTAGGGTTACAACATATAGTAAATAAGTGTGAGTATAAATCATATTTATGGAATTTTAATAATGATTTAGATGTTAGTGATTATTCTGATAATTTAGGGAGACCTCTTTTAGATTTATATTTAAGTATTTTTGCTGTTAATGAAAGTAGAATTTGGAAAACTAAAAGTGGTAGTCCGGTTGGTGTTGGTTGGAACTGGAACTTTAAACCAACAGGAATAGTAGACCCGTACCCAAATAATAATATAGAACCTAACCTTACAACTCCTTGGAACTTACCACAAAGTGGTGATACCTTTATGGGTGCTTTTGTTGAATATAATAAATGGGATTTAGGTGAAAGAATAGTTTCTGAAATTTACCATAAACTAACCTATAATGATGTGTTTACTGATGGATTTTCTTTTTATGATTCTGGTTTACAAGGTGATAGTTTTGACGAAATACAAGGTGGGTTCTATTATCAACCACACCACAGAATACCTATTAGAAAATTATCAGAAGCACCAGCAGTTCACAATAATTTTGAATTTGTATCTCAGTACGCGACATATTCTATGTACGAAAACCAATTTAGGTGGAGAGAAATGTTACCGATAGGGTTTTACGAATCAGAAAGTAACGGTGTAAATTACCCATTTGTTAATGGAGCACACTACCCATATACTAACATACAGTTTAAACTCAACCCAATAGTAATCGATAAAGATTACCTAACACCACCTTATGTAACTTTACCGGCAGATGACTGTGAATAGAATAAGAATATTAAGAAGTGATACTGATAAAAAAGTAACAGTACCGATAGCTAATGATTTTGACGAATCTTTGGGTAGGGAACAATTAATTAAATTGTATGAAAGGTCAGAAATGCAGGATAATATTAATATTACCCAAGACTTTGAAACCACTAGATACTCACCTAAAACAGAACACCCAGATAAACATATATTTTATGATATGCAATTTAGTATGGTTTCTGAAGCAACTGGTGACCCTTTAGATTATATCCCAGATTATTCAGTTGTTGGTATAAGTCATCCCGACATTGTAGCTAGAAAGGGTAATTTTACTAGAAGTTTTTTTAAATTTGATTTTTATGATACACCAGACCCACAAAGACAAAGATTATATTTTTCTATAGTAAATCCAGTTAATAATGGTAAAAGTTTTTCAGAAACGGGATTATATTCTTCACTACTAGAAATAATTAACGACCCAACATCCATCAATTACGACCCACTAGCTTTTAGGGATGCCGAAATAAATGATTTACAGGATGGTACCTACGATGGACCACCATATTATTACGATAATTTAGAATCTTCTAGATTTGAATTTTCATCTATAGGTAGAAATACTGAAAATTATTACATACAATGGTTAAAAAATAGAGACTTAGTAAAATATAATGTCTTTTATATGTCATGTAAATTTTTTAATGCTGACACAGGAAAAGTGCATAAATTTATAAATAAAATACAACCAATAAACACTTACAATTTAAGTATACCGGAATATTATTACTATCAGTTAACCTTTGACCCAATAAAATTTACATATATGTTTAACGACTATGATATAAATTTATATAACGCTAATAATGGATTGGGTCCTCAAGTGGGTGGAGATTTTACTACACCTATAAAGTTCTATGAATACGTAAACCCATAATGGAAATTTATAAATATAAAATATGGACTGGTAATATACCAGGTAGTTACACAAAACCGTGTGAAGATAAAAAGTTAGTGGGGCCTTTAAGAAACGTCCCATCAACCCCAATACCTATTTCATCTGATTGTCAGGCGTGTAACGATTTGGGTAACGCACAAACAGTCATAGACTATTGTTTAGATTGTTATGCCGGTTCTTTAAACGCTTGTTGTCCTGATAATAACACAAATTGTTGTGGGTTAATTATAGATGATTGTGAACAATTTTATGCTTTACCTTTTGAAAAACAAAATGACTACTGTCTTGGTTGTAATGACGTAAAACAAAAGTCTAAACATAAAAAGTTTACAGATAAAGCTTTTCCGTTAACACCAAAACAATCTAGTAGTAAATCTACAGACCCAAACAATTGGTGTAAGTGTTGTAACAGAGCGGGTAGGGATAATAATGACTCACAATTAGCTATACTTTTAGACCAGGACTTAAACGATATTGGACACTATTCTATGTGGGATGGTGAGATGGAACAACAAGATACTTTTTCTAATTTTACTGTTATTGGTGATACAATTAACGACCACATGGTTAGTTTAAGAAATAGTACTGAATTTAGGTTTTTTAAATTTTTAGAAGATATACAATACACTGTAGATTGGGGTGACCCTCTAAGTCCACCTACTACAGTTACAGCACCACTAGATACGGTAATTAATATTTATACCAATCCCGGTGTTTATACTATAAATGTTAGGATGAGTGGACCTTGGGGTACCAGTTCGGTATCACATCAAGTAGCCATCCCATTTCAAACAGGAGCTCAATTATGGGCGGGTGTTGCTAATACAGGTCAAACATATACATTTACACCACCAGGGTTCTCAACACCAGTAAGTATGGATTACGAAACTTCTGACTGGGGACCATTAGATAGTGGGTTAGAAATAGATGGTTATTTAACATCTAACTATGGGGTAACACCCTATCCAGTGGAGGGGGTCACAGATAGTATGATATCTTCTTTACAATCTTATAATAGTAATTCAGACCCAGGATTACCACCTGGATACACTTTTAATACTACGATTAGTGTGGCTGGAGAATCATTATTACCAGATGGTACTTACGTAGATAATTTACAAGGTCATATACAAAATGTAGTCCCTACAGGTACAGCTTACACAATTACAAATGGTACAGAGATATTCGATATGTTTGACCACGTAAACGGTATTACAACCTTTGTAACCCAAGGATGGGGAATGAGTATAGACGATTTTTTAACCAGAAAATGTGGGTATTCTTTACAGGGGGCTTGTGATGTTTGTAATGGTGACCAAATATATTATTTATCATCTTCTTATATAACACAAAGTGTGACTAATGATAGGGGCGTCTGGGATGTTGATGAAGAATACGAGCCAATGGACTATGTTTTTCATGATGGGTGTTGTTATTTCGCTATTAGTGTTATATCTTCTGGTGGAAACCCACCAGACTTACTGGACGTAAACTCAACTTTTTGGAGGGTGTGTCAAGGTTCGTGTGTCGTTGAAGACCAATTACCATCAAGATACAATTGTATAGACGGTACTTGTGTCTTAATTTCACCTACAAGTACCTACTACAATAATGCTACCTTTGTGGGTAGCCCACAAACTACAGCTAACGCGTTAAGTGATTGTGTAAATAATCCATGTACCCCAACAAGTGGGCCTGATATGCATTATGAATGTGATGAAGGAGCGTGTGTACAAGTTTCACCGTTAGCTGGTAACTACGGGACATGTACATATCAAGGGGCAACCGCTTTAACGGATTGTCAAGTAGATGTGCTTAATGGAGATTGTACTACCACAAACATTCAATATAATTGTGTGTTTGATAGTACAACCAATACATCTAGTTGTCAACCGACACCATCTGGATTTTATCCTGATTTAGGTAGTTGTAATGATAATTGTGGTGGGTCTACAAATGTCTTTGATTGGTATTGTGTGGATAACAGTGGTACCAACAGTTGTCAAGGTGTACAACAAATTGGTGGTGTACCCGGACCAATACCTGGTAATGCTACAACAGGTATAGCCAACGCAACATTTGATGATTGCCAATCTGATTGTTTAAATAATCTTCCTGAGTGGTTCTGTATGTGTAATACTACACTAAATGGAGTTCAGGTACCATTAACTTCTGGTACTTTTGGTGGTCAATATTGTGTTAGTATGACTAATTCTGGTGTGTCAGGTGGTTTTGGTGACCAACTAGATTGTGAACAAAATTGTTTATCTTGGGAATGTGATGAAGTTAATGGTGACTGTACTGGATATGACGCTCAGGGTTCAACACAAGGAAGTTTTTGTGCTGAAAATGGTAATATTTCGGGTGGTGGTACAGAAGTGTTTGTCAACCCAACCCCAGCAGCTTTAGATATTGAGGGTTGTAATGTCAATTGTGAAGAAATGAGTAGTTGGATGTGTATAGGTGGTGATTGTACACAAATTTATGTTAATTCATCACCCGACCCAATAAATCCACTACATGTTGCTATGGGTGGTACACTAATTAACTACACAACTATGACGGCTATTCTAGACAATTGTGATGGGGCCGATGAGATTGCTTGTAATTCCAGTCTATTAACACAATGTGGACAAGGTTGTGGACCTTGTGCTGCGAACCCTAGTTCACAATGGCCATTTACATATTATGACCCGGCATACCCTTACTTATATTATGATGTAACTATTTCCGCACCATATGGGGGGAGTACAAACCCAGGTGACAGTCAGTTTAAATATTACTACGACCCAAGTCCAGTTTGTGACGATTTAGGAACATTTGTAATCACTAGTGGTCCTTGGGTGGGCATACATGATTGTGGTGTTCAGTCAGTAATAGATACTTGTCAGAATTTATCTAACAATGGTAGTGCTGACCACCCATGTACGGTATATGCGTGTAATACACCACCATTAATTAACGAAACACCACCTAATAACGCAGCAGATTCGAAATTAACCTCAGGGACATGTTGGGCACCTTGTGATGGATAAAATAAAAAAAATATAAGATATGCCAAATACAGCACCATGGAGTTCAGTAGAACTTAACAGTGAAGGACCCAACGCTGTCGCACCAGTTAATAGTGGGATAGGGGCAAAAGTAGGTATTGTGGGTAGAGTTGTTTTGGGTACAACCCAGGACCCGTCTTGCCCGTTTGGTCAATGTTGTCCGGTTATTAACTCAACCATAGGTTGTTTCGCTATGCAAAATTCATTATTTGTAGATTGGAATGAGCAATTCCTTAATAATACAAATACTAACACCAACTTTAATGGTTGTACGGGTTACGGAAATGGATTGGGATGTACCGTAAGTTCAACATGTCCTAATGGAAATTGTGCTCAGGGAGAGTATTATAATGCATTACCAAATATAAACTACAACACAGGTTTTCCTGGAGCACAATGGTTAATTGTTGCTGGAATTGGAAATCCTGGTGTGATAGATGGTTGTGTTGAAATTATAGATATTGTTGATGAAACTACTTGGAACACAGGACAAGTTACCTGTCCAACAGATTTTGTGGATGGTGACGGTAATTCACATCCAGGTGGTACATCTATTAATTATAAAGATTTAAATCTACATGCGATAGGTGGTGACCCAATAACTGTAGTAGAAACAAATTGTAATAGTTGTGTTGATAATGTATTAGGTTGTACAGACCCTTTTGCAATCAACTACCATTTTAACTGTGCTGCAGCACCAGTAACACCAACACTAGACGATGGTTGTTGTATATACCCAGGATGTCCAGATTCCAGTGCTTTAAATTGGACACCACCAAATATAAATGGGTGTGGTACAATATCAAACGGTTCTTGGGTTACTGGAGGACCAACAGATACTAGTTGTTGTAACTACCCAGGTTGTAGTGATAATACTACCATACCATGTGATATAGGAACACCAATAATCACACCAAGTGGTCCTATACCAGGACCATTAGGTTGTGTAGCTAATTATGGTGATGATTGTTATGGGAATTTGGTGATTATACCGGCAACTGGTGGTAATTTGGTACCACCAAACCCATCTACTTGTTGGACCAATGACTGTTATTATGTAGGTTGTACAGACATGGACGCTATTAACTATAACTCAGCTGCTCATGGTTGTGAGTTCCCAATACCAGACGGGATAGGGTGTTGTGATTATTTAGGGTGTGAAGATATAACAGCTGTAAATTATGGGTTGTCTTGTGATGGCTCGTTTAATGTGGTTACGGATAAAAACACAATACCATATGGGCCGTGTGTACCAGATAATTGTATAGACCCACTAATTCAAGGGTGTATGGATGATGGTTGTTGTGTTGATGGTACAAGTATTCTAGTAGACCCAACACCACTACCAGTTGGTTGTACACCTGGAATTGATTGTGTTTGTGACAATGGGTTACACCTCTGCCCACCAGTTAGTGGACCTTCAGTTAACAGTAATTTTCCAACTGGTTGTATACCCGGAATTGATTGTGTGGGTTGTAATCATGACCCAGACGCTGAGGAACATGTCCCAAATATGTGTACATGTGAAGGTGGGTATGTCTGTAATATAGATAACAATCCAAGTTGTACACCAAGTGTGGATTGTTGTATAGATATCTATACATCACCAATAATTGCTCCATATGACTGGTCACTACCTAATATGTTTGGTCCTTGTAATGACTCAACATCTTGTGCTGCAGAATTAGCTAATTGTAATCTAACTTGTGGACCACAAGATTTGGAGGAATGTGCTATTTTTATGAATGATAAGGAGGGTAATGTATATTTTTATGGACCACCCGACACAAACCCAAACCAACTAACACAATTATTTAAAGATGATATGTTTGATGAAAATGCTGCAGGAAAAGATACTTCTGGTTCTTGGGATATAGCTAATACTGCTGATAAATTATGGTTATATAGTTGTAGGGTACAAGATGGTAATTATGATGATGTTTTTGATGGTTTTATGCCTGATGGTGTGACAGATAGAAATAAAGGACTTATAAGGGAGTATGATATAACATTAAATCCATTTACTGTTGGTGGTTCTGGTGCTATACCAGTTATAAATCCAGTATTTAGTAGAGATATTGATATTACTGATATATGTTCTAACGGTTACACAGACATTTTGTTGACAGGGGTTAATGACAATACTGACCCACTTTATCATGTAGGTAATGGTTTGGTAGCGAAAGATAATAATACCTTAATAGCTGCGGGTAAAAAAGTTATAGAAATAGACATAACTACTAATACAGGTGTGGAAACTGAATTATTTACACTACCTAACCTAACATACCCATCAATCGATGCTACAACATCATTTTCTGGTTATAGTATTGGTGATATAATATATGATAGTGGGACGGGTGATATAATTCTTACTTACACTGACGGATTTATAGGTAATCCAGGTAGAGTTGGTAAATTTAGTCAAACTGCGATGGGTGGTGCACAAATGGGGTTGACATCCGGAGGACCTTCATCCTGGTACGAAGCTCAAGTACAAAGTTACCCAACCCTACCTTACCTATTCGGGTTATTTACTTGGGAAATTGGTACTACGTTAAATTGGTACGCTTCTCAAGCAGCAATAAATGGAGCGGAAGTTTTTGATTTGGACATTAGTACTTTGGGTATTAACCCATCGTTACCGATAGGTAATATCACCACAGTTTCTTCGGGTTACGTTTCTAATCCCATATTCGGAGCGTCACAAAAAGATAAATGTACACCATTGGAAATCTATTGTTGTACGGACCCAACAGCTTTAAATTTTGTGTCTGTAGATTGTATAGATGATGGTAGTTGTATATACCCATCAGAAGGTAGAGGAGGTTGTATGCCTAGATTAACAAAAGAAGAGTTTTTAATGAACGTAGTTCAGAAACCAGAAACACAGTCAGATGTATTTATTGAAAGAGGCAAAGTTTCAGTTTTTGAAAGACCACAGAGATTAGCTCAAACATCTACAATCGGAGAACTAGAACTTCACGGTTATGGATATTATAATATTTTAATACAAGAATAATATGGCTTTAGGAAATTATGGGATTAAAAGACCCGCAGATGTGTCCCCAAATGATGTCGAAATGATATATCATTATCAAGCTACTAGAGATGCTGGTAGTTCTTTTACTTTAGGAACTTTACCGTCGTCAAATCTAACCTATCACGTACATAACTCTAAAACTTCACTAAACAGACCTAACGCTGTAGCTGGGAGTACTATTCTAGGTGGTTTATACTCATTAAATCTACCATCTAGTGTCTTTAGTAATAAGGGTTATTATACGGTTTTTATTAGACCAGTAGAAATTAGAACAACAATATTAGATTGTGGTATACTATCCGCACTACCAAATGTCAAAGGGTTAGTTATTGATTTAACACAAGTACCTCAACAATTCAAAAACAGATTTGTTAATAGTGGGTTAGTTGGTTATAGGGTAGAGTATATGAATTCCGAAGCTAGTGGGACTAAAATACCTAACTTTTTTAGAATAGTAACTTCTAGTTTCTACTGTGAACGAGTACAAAATACCGCATCAAACCCTAACAAAGTATCACCAAGATATGCTTACACTGACTCACCATCAAATCTAGTTTTTCTGACACTATCACCAAGTAGTGCACCAACTAACCAACCAAACGCGATACCCGATATTGGTAAAGCTGGACAAAATATTATAATAACAAATACTTATTTTAACCCAGTTGTGTTAGAGGTTGAAATGGCAGACCATGATTTTGATACGTTAGCTATAGGTCTATATGGAAACCAAACAAAATCTATAGAAGATGGGATATATACAATGTATGACCTATCTGGTGTTAATAATATTTATAAGCAATATAATTTATTTGAAATTAGAGACCAGTTTGATGAAAAATTATTTGAAGTTAGACAGGATAGAGGAAATCAAGTAGACTTTAGTAAACAATTTGGTACAATAATTAGTTAATAATGACAGAAAAAAAGAAATTTTACTACCCACCAGCACCACCAAGTGGTGCGGGTACTTTTAGTGATGACTTAGTCGGATTCCAATACACACAAGGTTCCGCACAAATGACTCTTGGTAATTTTTCTATAGACGATAATTCTAGTACTACACAATCTAGAAATTTTGATTTAGGTGGGTTTTCAGGCCCTATAACTTTAGAACAATTAAGTGCTGGTGATACACATTTAATACAGAGTAATTTAAATAATAGTTTATTAGTTGAATTTAATTATGACAATAGTGATGTAACTAATTTTGTATTATATGGGTCATTAAAAGATAGGTTTAGAGTAGCGGCCCAACAAATAATTAACTTTTTTCCAGCAGCTTTATATTTTAATGGGGTAAATCAAGTATATGGGTCATTAGGTAATACGGTAGATAGTATTTCATACGACCCTGTTTATAATAGAACCACACTAACCGTATCCAAACTTAAAGTATCAAACCCATTTGATTTAGAATATACCACAGCTGGGGAGTTAGAGTTAGGTAATTCTTTAACAATGGATTATTTAGTAGACGACCCAACAACTGGTAAAATTACAAACACGACACTTAAAGCTAAAGCGGGTAAAATATCCCCCTTAAGAAATTTTTCCTTAGAGTATAAAAAATATAGTTTTAGTTTAAATGGTAGTGGTAAAACCGAATACCCAATTGTGGAGTACACGCCTATTGAAACTGGTGAAGATAATTTAGTGATAGTATTATCTGGAGCTCCCTTTGGTACAACAGCAACCACATCAACCACCAAATTCTACATAAAACCAAATAATTTTGAAACTCAAACACAATTTAATAATTTTGATTCGGTAGAATCGTTCCTCCTAAATCAAAAAAGTACACCACAGTACACAGCTGAAATAAACCTACCAAGACAAACAGAAAATGGTCAAAATTACACACGAAAACAAAAAGTAACTTGGGAAAAACAGGACCTATGGAATATAGATGTAAGTACAGAAAAATATACAAATTACTTACAAACATTAGTTGATATAGGTGAGGAGTTAGATAACCATAAAACTAATTTAGTTTCTAGGTTTCTAACAACTGGAGCTTTAAAAGATTTTGATTCTGGTGGTAGAAAAGTGGAAAAAACATTACAAATCTATGGTAGGAGTTTTGATGATGTTAAAAAGTTTATAGATGGGATAGCTTACATGAATAATGTAACTTACGATAGTAAAAACAACGTACCAAACCAACTACTTAGAAATTTTGCAAAGATGCTAGGGTGGAAAACACCATCTACAACGACAAAAGAACAATTTTTAGACACAGTATTAGATAGGCATGAACCACAATATCCTGGTGAGTCAATAGGTATGACACCAGCAGAGTTGGATATAGAAATATACCGAAGGATTCTAATGAATACATCATACCTGTTCAAATCCAAAGGTACGAGAAAAGCGATTGAATTTTTATTTAGATTTATTGGTGCTCCAGAAGCTTTAATAGAATTTAATGAGTATGTGGTGTTAGCGGACTGTAAAATTAGAATGGGTAAACCAAACACACCAAAAGACCCAAGGTGTAATAAGTTATTCGCTTTATTAAACGCTTCCACAAATAACGGACCTAAAAAATGTCCACCCGGAATGGTGTACGACCCAACAACTGGAAAATGTGGTAAACCATCACAGGTTGGACCAAAACCTACTGGTCCGGACATTCTTAGCATACAACAAGCTATCACAATATTGGGTTGTGATGACGACGGTACTCCAGGATTCTTAAACCAATTCCAAACGATATCTGGTGGGGTAAGTACAACACAAGAATTCATACTAGACCCAATTACTAACTTAACACAAATATCGTCAACTACTAAATCCCATGGGTTTGTAAGAGATGATTACCCCATAGATAATCAAGGTTACCCAACTAAACCTAGAGAAACACCACATTATTATTTCCAAAGAGGTGCTGGTTGGTTTGAAGAGACAGAAGAACATCACGGTGAAACTATAATAGATGTTGATAACTCAGTATTCTCCGGGTGTACACCTAGAGTAGTTACCAAACTAAACCAATTTAGTTGGGGTGGCTTTTTTGGTGATTTACCACCTGGTGTTACATCTAACGACCCGGGAGCTCCTTATCTAGAAAGATTTAGAAATTTTCCATACATGAAACATACGGGTTTTGGTTTAAAAGCTGTGGTGGACGATAAGAAATCTTGGGTTAAAATTGATAGTAAAAATGAAGATAGGGCCTATTCTTTTGAAAACGTAAGATACGCTAATTACCATACCCACGATGAAAGATATGTTTTAAATGTTAAAAATGTTGACATATTTTTAAATGTAGGTCAGGCTTTGGTTTATGATGTATGGCAACAATCTATTTTAAGTGGTTGTCCATTCAGTGGGGGACCACTACCATTACCATACCCACAAGGTGGTGGGGTTGATAATACCGTAACACTTCTAAATGCTAAAAATTATTCATTTAAAGAATTCGTAAATACTTTTTGGAGAACATTTATAAACGTTAGAAATAGACAAACAATTGATGACGGTAAGACAGGTGGTTACCCACTACTACAAAAATTATATATCGATTATTTATCCCAAGTGTGCGGTGAAAATAATCAATACACCTACCAAAAAATGCTGGACTATTCACAAAATCTAGGTACTTACTGGATTAGAATAATAGAACAATTAGTACCAACTACGACCTTATGGCAGGGAGGGTTAAAAATTGAAAACTCTATTTTCCACAGAGATAAGTTTTCGTACAAACACTACCCATCATTCCCATTACCAGGATTTAATAACCCACTTAAAGTTAATTATACCCCTGGTTGTACAGACCCAGCTGCTAATAATTTTAATTCTTTAGCGAACAGTAATGACGGTACCTGTACTTATGATTTAGGTGGTAATGAAGGTGGGTCCCACCCAGTAGGTGAAAGGATGTCGTGGGTTGGAATAACTAGTCCAAATACAGGGACAACTTGTTCCAGTGGTTGTCAAAACACTGGTAGTACACAAACAAAAATAGAACCTAAAAATTCTAATAACATAACTAAACCATGTTCCTGTTGTTCATTACCAGAAAATAATATGGTTTTACAAATGAGACCATTAAGTGCTACATGTAAATCTGTCTGGCCTTCATTTATTGATTATAATGGTCATTCAGCATCAACATCTAATACTGGGGTTAATAATAGTATTAATTTAATTACAGAAAGATTTGCCAGTAATGACTCCACAATTAATGGAGCTTATGATATTATTAGTGAAATGAATAATAATGTAATGTTTAGAGTAAAAAGGACATTACCTTTAAGTAAGAATAAAAAAGAACCTTGGGGTTATAAATTTGATTTGGAAAAAAACTACAATAACTCATAATGGATATTATTGAAAAAAATGTAAAAAATACTAGTGATGTTGTTAGGTATACTAAAAACATTGATTTGAGACAAGTAATGGATACATTACAAGTTAAAGTGTACGCAACTGGAAATGTAAGTGGTAGAAGGTACAACAAAAGTCAATTCATAACCATGGACTATGATGTAAACATTCCAGTGCAGATGTACCAAATCTACCAGGGTAAAAAAATAATAGAAGCTTTTTTATACTTTAAAAAAGAAAATTTTAAATTTGGGGAGTTTAAAATTAATAAAAAACCATTTTTATCAGATTTTATAATAAGACTTAATATAGAAAACGATAGGACTTTATCCTTAAAACAAGTAGGTGATAAAACAAATAAATCTCTACTATCCACTAAGGAGATTTATTCTATAGGGGAAATACCAGCTTTAAATAAGTTTGGTAGACCTAGACAGGGGAAGACACACCAGATAGAAATGTTATTACCACAAATTAGTGAAAATGAAGAATTATCTAAAACTTACTTAAATTTAGGTTTTGATGTTGATTTAAGAGCGTTTAGCACCACAGGCCCTGTAACTAGTATATTCTTTAAACTAACGACACCCAAACCAAACACAAATATAGTAAGAAAGTATTTTAAAGATAAAACCGGAGATGTTGATACGGTAACTCTAGTAGAACCAAGAAGGATTAAAACATTAAGTAAAGCACCAACAAGTTACATTAAAATGGAAAGCAAAGATTTGGAGTTGGGTCAAATTAAGTTTAACTACTTTGAATACTTCCAATCACTAAATCAAGAATATACAGATTATTATTTAAAATCTTCTGATGTTTATATTGTTAAAAATGATGAAAACTATAACCTAACTATGGGTAACTTTCTAAAAAATAGTACTAAAGAAATACCATACAACGTATCTAGAAAATTAGACGGTAATACTATAAAACCATCTTCACCTTACTATGAAAAAGGTTTAAAAAAATACCCATTAAATTGGGTTTCTGAGTTACGTAACAACGAATATTTTAGTCAACTGGAAAGATGTATTGAAGTTAGTTTTTATTCTTCAGAACATTTAGATAGTTTTGAACAAGCTTTAAAAGAAAATCAAATAGCAAATATAGAAACATATTCGGGTGATGGTGGTAAAAAACCTAGGCTGTACAATAATATTAGTGAGTGGGTTGAAAGAACTAACAATGATTATTTTAACGATTTAAGGATTGAATATAACACTGGTGGTGTTTTAAAAAATATGACTATTTGTCCATCTAAAGAAACTAAGGTTAACGAATATAGTAAAAAAAATATATGGGATGGTAGTAGGTGTAAATGTATGTACTCTAATGATACAAATGATAAACTAACCACACTTTTAATTAATTCACAAGAAGAAAACTGTACTAAAGCTTGTAAAAAAACAAAAATAGATAATAGTTTTGCTAAATGTTGGACTTGTGAAGAAGAATATTACGCACCAATAAAAGACTTAAGGAATGACTTTTTTGGTACAACATTCTCAACGATAAGAGAATCCTTCTCAGGAGCCACTTTATATACGGGGTATACATCAGGTGCTATAACTGGTAGTAACACGTATGATATATATTTTTCAGGTAATGGATATACCGCAACCACAGAAAATACAGGAGTAGCTATACCAATAACCAACATAAGTAGAATAGAACATAGACCTTTTATAGGCGTAAACTCACCAAGTTGGGTACCATATAATTCATGGCAAAATTTATCAGCACAAACAGGTACAAGTCTTTCACTTTCTGGTCAAGGTGCGGTTATAGTACAAAGTGGCGACCCAATAAACTACATGGTATATAAAAGTTTAAGTGGTGGAACTTATAAATTCCAATATAACGCTTACTTAGATGTTAAATATACAGATAGTAAATGGTGTGAATATATAAGTAGTAACTATATTTCGGGTAGTACACAATCAATAGGTTACCCAAGTACCGAATACGAACTTAAAAGATTAATAAATTCATCTATAATAGAAAAGGGATTAACCGAAGGAAAAACCGTAAAAGAAGATACTAATGGAATTTATTTTCCAGGGAAAAACGGGATAAATAACAATACGGGTATAATAGATTTTAATTTAGAAGTTTTTTTAGAAAAAGAAAATACAAGTGGTGTTAAAACTAATCTTTTAACCACGGTTATTGGTGCTAGTCCACTAACCAACACTTCAGCTAATCAATACCTATTAACCCAAACTAATGTAGTACAAAATAGTATGAGTGGGTTTAGTAATTGTTACGCTTCTGGTAGTTCAGCAAATACAATATTCCACACTAGAATACCGATAACCTTAGACACTGGACTTATTTCTTTAAAAAGTGGTGAGACGGTATCTTTAAAATACAACACAAACTTTTCTGTAACTTCTAAATTAACCGGTGGTAAAGCTAACCTTCAGATGAACTTAGGGAATAAACTAGATTTATCTGGTAATCCGATACAATCACCATTTTATAGAGTGACAAAATACAGTCCAAGTACCGGCAATACTAGTAATTTAGAAAAAAAGTTTTTTATGAACGCACAAAAACTTTCAGCACCAGAAGAGTACATAAACGATAGGAATCAAACGGCAAAACAAACATCTTTAGGTACCTTATATATGATAGATAAGGGTTATAGTCCGGTGAAACCACCAACCATAAACTCACAAACATTTAACAACCTTATTTTTATAGATAATGGAAAAAACGATAAGAAATTTGATTTAAACATACAATCACGAAAACCAACAAATAATTGGGTAACACAACTACAAAGTAATAGTCTGGAAGATTACTACATACCAAACCAAAAAGAAATAGTAGAGATAAAATCTGGTATCTTAATATTTAATTTACCAAGATATGACCAAAAAGATTCTGTTATTTGTAATTATAAATTTCCACAAATTAGTCATAGTTACGTTATAAAGAATACGATATCTAATGTTAGGGGTATGGATAAAGAACACTTTATCGTGGTAACACCTGATGAAAAATTATACACACCATGTTTTACACCAACACTAGACGAAAAAGTAGAATTAATTGAAAGTCAAATAAAAATAAAGGAGAGAGTCGATAATGTGGATAACCAGATATTAATTGATGGACAACCTATAATAATAAAAACAACAAGAGCTGAACCGTTAACACAATTTAAATCCGATGAAGGGTTTAGATGTAAATTTTATTGTGTTTGTGAAGATAAAAAAGCAAATGTCCCATTACACCCATTTTATGGTACTACTGATTTAATAACAGACACCTCTATAATTGATTGTGATGGTTGTGAAGAAAAGGCTGAGAATTATTGTGCTGGTGTTAATAGGTCGTGTATGCCAAAAGTTTTTACAAATTCTTGTTTGGGTGATAAAAGTAATTTATATACAAGTGGTGACGAATATTTACTTCCTAATGGTGATGTTTATGTTGGCTTTTACCACATTCATGATGATGTGTATATGGTGGGTGCTGCACATACTACCGAATCACATAATATAATAACACCAATAAGAGGAACTGTTAATCTAAGTACTATTAATTCTGTTGGTTCTGTAACAATAAACTACGATACTAATACTAATACTGGTGGTAATGGGGGTGGTGGTAATGGATATTAAAATATATAAAAAATGAGTGCATTTCTTAACGAATATATAGTAACACCAACAGTTTCAGGGGAATCTATTGGTTCAATAAATGTTGTAAATGTGAGTGGTGGTACAGCACCTTGGAGTGTTAGTTGGTCTGGTGCGACAGTAAATGGGTATGTAACATCTACTCAGTGGGACCAGAGTAATTTATCCGAAGGTCTTTATAAGGCTACCATTACCGATTCAAAGGGTAATGTTGGTACGACTAATGTTAACCTAGTAGCTTACCCAAACCCAACATTTTCAGCGGACATAACATCGTCTCTATGTGTTACAAATCCAAATCAACACTGTGAAGTTACGGTATATTCATCAGGTACTAATAATTTATTTAGTCAATATACCGCTTCCACCTTTAATTATTCACTATATAAAGATGGTGCTTTATTACAACAAAAAA